ATAGCTGCCGAGAGCGCGTTGCACGAAGAAGGTATTCGCAATCGAAATGTCGGCATCGCCAACCGGCGCGGTCGGTGCCGTAGGATCGCCGGTAAAGGCCGGGCTGTTGATCGGCGCGCCGCCCGCGATGGCGGCGATGGCGGCGTGGACGAACGCCGTGGTCGCGAGGCTCGTATCGTTGTCGTTCGGCGCGGGCGTCGGCGCCGTCGGGTTGCCGGTGAAGGCCGGGCTGGCGAGCGGCGCGTAGCCGGACAGGTTAGGCTGTGCGATGGCCGCTAGGTTGACCGCGACGACGCGCCCGTGCTGATCGACCTGAATCATCGGGACGTGGGTAGCGTCACCGTAGGTTCCGGCCGCGCCGGCATCCTCCAGTTGGATCGTCGGGACCGGCGCGCCGCCCAGTACGACGATCCCGGTACCGCCGATGATGGCGGTCAGGAACGGCGTGAGATCAGGCTGCATCTTCTGCTTGAGCGCCACGATATTGGCGCGCCGCGATGCGCTGCCTTGGCTGACCTCGATGGAGTCGGTGTCGTTGAGGACCGTTACGGGGTCTAGTTCGGAGATGCGGACCTGAAGCTGCGTGCCATCGGCGGCGCGCGCGACCGGCGCAGGCGGTGCCCCCTTCGGCGCGCGTTGCCGGGGCGGCAGGGTAGTGGTCGGTGGTGCCATGCGGATGCTCCCCCCTACGGACCGACGTGGCCGTGCGGCGCGTTGATGGTGTCGGCGGTGATCACCTGAGTCGCGGTGATGTTGCCGTCGAGATTTAAGTTGCCCTTGAGCCAGAAATCGGACGCCCCGCCGCCCTCGGCCTGCGTCAGCGTCCCGTCGATCTCGACGTTGCCCTTGAGCAGGATGGCCGGCGACTCGACGGTGGTTTTCTCGGTCGCCTTGATCGTCGCCTGCTTGGCGTTGACGACGACATCCTCCTCGGCGTTGACCACGAGGTGCTTGGTGGTCACCTCGACGGTGTTGTTGCGCCGCAGGACAATCGAATCGCCCTCGTCGGTGTAGATCGCGACCTCGCCCTCGGCGAGCCCGGTAAAGCGCGAGTTGCGGTCATCGGTGCCGACGACCACGCCGTGATCGCGCCCGCCGCCCATGAACAGCACGATGACTTCGCTCTGGCGCGGCGCGTGTCCGCTGAAGCCGTAGTTCTGGAACCGCTCGACCGCGACCTTCTGCTCCTCGTAGAGCAGCGAGACCTGCACGCGCTGCATGCCGGGGTCATCGTTGGTGTCGGCGATGATGCCGCGCGCCGTCATATTCATGACGCGGCGGTTAACTTCGCGGATTTGCTGCTGGGTCATCCGTCCACCTTGGTTGGTATCCAGTCCTTGAACTGATCGCCGCCGCCGCCGGTACCCTTGGCCGCCTTCGGCTTGCGCACCTTCTCGGGCAGGAAGGCGTCGGGCAGCGTCAGCGAGAGCGACGTTTTTTCACCGCCATCGTCGTACGTGTAGGTGATCTCGCCGATGATCAGATCGCGCTCTAGCTCCAGCCACGGCGCCTTGACCGAGACCATCTGGTTGGTCTCCCACAGCCCGCCGCCGTCCTGCTGGCGCCAGCCGTTGACCACGATGGTTGCCTTGGTGGCCTCGGCCTTGCGGCGGCGGATTTCCCAATCGGCGCGCTTCTCGGCGATGGCGTCGTCGGCCTGCGCCTCGGCGACGATCACCAGCGGGCGGTAGCGCGTAATCTCGGGATCGCCGATCGCGCCGTGGATCTCGGTGAGGGACTTGGGATTGCCGCGCCGGGTGTGGCCGCTGCGCGGATCGCGCCGTAGCTCGGCGAAGGCCCGGTGCCGCGCGCCCGGGTTAGCGATGCCGGCTAGCCGTGCGGCGGTATGCCGATAAAAGTCTGGGGGTGGTTCTTCGTCGTCATCGACGGTTGTTGGGGCGTCGTCGTGGGACTTGTTGTCGTTGCCGGGTCGCTGGGCCTTGACGTGGATCTCGGAGAACCGCTTGGAGTCGTCAAGGTCCGCGCTGGCTGAAAGGATGTTCTTGCCGTGGCGAAGTTCCGTGGTAGCGCGCCCGGTACCTGCGCGCGTGAGGACAAGGTTGCCATCCGCGTCATCAGTGACCAGAAGCTCTTGCAGCCGTGACAGTCTTTCGACCAGAGCAAAGTTCGTCTCCCCTTGCTGGACCTGAACCTCGGCCTCGGGCTCGCCGTCGTTCATGATCTTGACGGTGAGCTTGTAGGGTTCGGCCAACTTCTTCGCGATCTGGCCCACCGTCAAGCCGCGGAATTGCCCGCCGTCAACGAGGATCGAGCAGTCGACGAAATCGCACGTCTTCGACCGCCCGGAGATCGAGACGTTGTGCGAGCCGGCGTCGTAGGACGGCTTGTAGGCATCGACCCAGCCGGTCAGCAGGACGGCGTTCTCGTAGCGGAGCTCACACGCCATGCCCGGCTCGATCTGCCACGGCTTGTCCTCGACGCTCCACCTTTCCGACACCGACAGGTCGAAGTCGCTGGTCGCGCGGAGCAGGCCGCGGGTAACGCGCACGGTTTTCCAGCCGCCGTACTCGGTGCCGTCGATGTAGAGGGTTACCCGGGCGGTCATACTGCGAGCACCCGCCCGGTGTAGGGCAGGAAGGCCGGGTTGCGCGCGCGCACGCGCAAGCACACCTCGAGGTCGCGCCCGGTGTCCTGATACATCCGCCACGCCAAGCCGAGCGAGTTGGCAGCGTCCGGCCCGGGCACGCGATAGCGGACCAGCGGCGTCAGGTTAACCGACCGCTCTCGGATGAGATGGGTGATCTCGGCGCGTAGCGACGCCAGCGCCGAATAGACATCATCGTTGCCGGCCGCGGCAGCTAGCGCCTCCACCGCGATGAAGGATTGCCCGATCGTATCGAGCAGTTCCATCGCCTGATCGTAGTTGTCCATCGCGACGCCCGGGACGGCATAGCCGACCTCGCGCAGGGCAAGGCAGCGCGCATAGGCGTCGTAGGACAGCGCGTTGATCCGGCGCTGCTCGATCATCGGCAGCCGATAGGTAGCGGTGCCGGTCATCGCGAGTCGCGTGTCGCTGCTCGGCGGCGGCGGCTGTTGCGTACCGGCGAAGGGTTGCCCGTCGAGACGGAGCGCCGTCTGGACGATCTGCGGCGCCGCGAACATCAGCATCGACGACACGACCGGCAGCGCATCGCCGGCATCGGTGTACGCGCTGAACACCGCGTCGGTCGCCGCGGCTAGGGCCGGCGCGTCGTTAGCGAGTGCCGGCGCATTGGTAACGAGATAGTCGAGCGACCTGTCGAGTGGACCCTGATCGACGCCGGGCGCCGGGAGCCGGGCAATCGCGAGTTGCCCGCCCAGCGTCACGATCTGCTGGACCGCGGCGGTCGTCAGGTAGGAACCGCCGCCGGCCGTGGTGAAACCGTTGGTGAGGCTGGTCATCGCCTTGCTGCCGAGATCGAGCGCGGCGCTGGCAACCGTGCTCACGATGTCGGCGAGCGAGCCCGGCTCGCGTAGCTGCCCGGCTTCGGCGAACTCGAATGACAGCGCGACGTAGCGGCCCTTGTCGTTCTGCTCGGTGTGCGAGAACTTGCGGCACACCGCCTGCACGATGCCGATGGTCGGGTGGATGAGCGGCCCCGGTCCCGCCATCTCGCAGACGGCGACCATCGCGGTACGCAGGATCGGGTAGGTATCGCCGATCAGATAGCCGTTGAAATGCCACACGCGCTGCTGGCGGCCCATGTCCTCGGCATAGGGTACGTCGCGCCCGGGATACTGGTGATCGGCCCAGCGCCGGCCGTGATCGCCACCGTAGTTGTCGGTGAAGAACGGCACGCCGCGGAACGACGCCGCGCGGAGCAGTTGTTTCCAATCGCTCATGGCATCACCGTCGCCGACGGCCCGACATTGACCTCGGCGGGCCGGCCGCCGGTCTGCTCAGTGCTGGTGTTCGCCGTCGCGCCCGGCGGCAGCAGCACCTGAATTCTGGTGTTGGACTCGACCTTGGCCGGGAGCGGCCCGACGCCCGGGCCAAACAGCAGCGGGTTGTACGGCGTGGCGCCACCCGTGAACATCGTGTTGGCGCTGGCGCCTACGTTGGTCGCTATGCCCTTGACGCCATCCGCTGCCTGCTTGGCGGCGTTCGGGATGGTGCTGGTGAAGAAGTTGGCGATGCCGTCCGTCACCTTTCGCAGGCCGGGGATCGCGTCGATCATGCCGGCGATCAGCCCGCCGATAAGGTCGAAGCCGATCTTCGTCATGGTCTTGACGAGATCCATCATCACCAGCGTGACCTTGACCGCTAGCTGGCCCCAATCGACCCCGGCGAGCGCCGTCACCAGTTGCTGGCCGAGCCGCGCGCTCCATACCGTGAAGTCCCAGATCGCGTTCAACTCCAGCAAGATCGCCTGCCCGAAAAGCGTGCCGATAGTTTTACCCACGCCGGCCCAGTCGATGGCCTTGATGCCGTCCCACGCGGCAGAGACCTGCTGGATGATGAACTCGCCAAGCTGAATCTCGGCTTGCCATAGCGCCATCATCGCGGCGCCGAGCATCTGCGCGGCCGAGCGGCCGACGCCCGCCCAATCGATGCCGCCGAAGAAGTTCACGAGGAAGTTGAACGTGTCGATGCCGGCCGTCTTGAACACGTTCCAGATCGCGACGACGCCGCCACCAACGCCGCCGGTCTTGAAGCCTTGGCTAACCGCATCGACCGACCGCGATGCCCATGATCCCAGATCGCGCGCCGCCTGTGCGACGGTCGTGGTGAGACCGGGCACTTCCTTGTCCAGCCAACTGATGATGCTGCCCCAGTTCTGGTAGATCGCGACGCCACCCGCGACGAGCGCGCCGATCAGCAACGCCCACGGCCCAAGCACGCCGGCTACCGCGACGCCGAGCGAGATCAGCGAGGTCGTGATCAGGCCGATGAACGCCGGTAGCGCGACCTGTCGGAGCAGCGCCTTGTTGGCGATGATCCACGACCCCAGCGCCTTCACCATGGGGACGAAGGCCGGCAGGATGGCGGCGGCGATCGAGCTTTTCACAGCCTCGACTCGCTCACCCAACTCCTTCATCGCCTTGCCGGCCTCGACGCCCGCGGCGAGATCCTCCTGCGTCTTGTTCAGTTCCTTCGCCGCTTCCTTGAAGGCATCGAGTCCGGCCTTGCCCTTGATTAGGAACGGGATCAGCGACTGACCCGACCGGCCGAACAGCGCGATGGCGGCTTGCGCGCGGAGCACCGGGTTGGTGTTCTGCTTAAAGCCCTCCATGATCTTCGGCAGGATGGCTTCGAGGTTGCCCTCTTTCAGTTCCTTCGCCGAGACGCCCATCTTGGTGAGCACCGAGATCAACGGCTGCGCTGCGGCGCCACCCTTGTTCACGATGGTCAGCGCCTTCATCAGCTTGGTGAGTCCGGCCTCGGCCTGCTCGGCGCCACCGAGCGCGCGATAGAACGTCTGCACCGAATCGGTCGACAGGTTGAACCGCGCGGCGGCGCGGGTGATCTCTTTGCTCTTGTCGATGAAGTCGACGATGTTCGCCGTCAGCCCGCCGAGACCGGCGAGTCCGATCAGCCCTTGGATCGGCCCGAACATTCCCGCCATGCTGCGCGCGAAGCCGCCGACCTTGCCGGTCGCCTCGCCGAGCCGGCCGGCGACACCGCCGACCGCGGCGCCGACGCCCGCCATCGCTTCGGTCGTCTTGGCCGCGGTAGCCGTAACGCCGGCAATGGTTCCCTGAATCGCCTTCAGCGGCCCGGTCGCGAGATCGACGACCCGGGCGATTGCACTGATGACGATTTTGTCGTCGGCCATTGATCAGCCTACGGGTTGGCGGCGGGCGATCTCCTGCTGGATGCGCGCCGTGTGTTGCTCATAGAGCGCGAGTTCGGCGAGGGTTAGCTGGAGAGCGGCTCTGGGTTCCCATTTCCAGACCCACGCGAGGTCGAAGCACCGTTCAACGACGGTCGTGGGATCGACTGCCCGAAAAAATCGAAGACGGCTCCCATGCACGCCATCCAGTCGGTGAAGGACAGCGCCTTCGCCGACGAGAGCGGGATGTTGCCGAGCCGGGCGATTAGCGCGGTGATCGCCGCGGCCTCGGGCATGATGTTCTGCGAGCCGTCCTCGTTGACGGAGAAGCGGAACGGGAAGCCGCACGCCGCGACATCGCCGCCGTTGGGCTCGCGGAACTCGAGTTGCTTCATCTCGCGACCGTGCGCCTGAATGGGCGTGGTGAGATCGACCATCACGACACCATCATTTCTTCGGCCGACATGCCCTCGAAGCGGACCGTGGCCTGCCCTTCGGCGGCGTCGAACTCGCGCGCCGCAGAAGTCCATGCGTTGCGGAGCACGTAGACCTTGCCGTTGGCTAGCTCGGCCGTGACGGTCACGTCCTCCATCTGCTGCAACGCGACGAGCGACAGGCCGCCGAGATCGGAGATCGCGCCCTCGATCCACGGCACACGTGGCTTCTCGGTGAAGCCGTGCACGCCGTCCTGCCCGGCGACACCTTCGCGCTCTAGCGTGTCGACCGATACCTTAAGGTCGCCGCGCAGCGGGTACTGCTGGCCATCGACGAAGATATAGGCGACGCCAGCGATTCGTCTCGACGCCATGATAAGCCTCCTTCAAATGGGTTAGGCCGTAGCTGCGATAGGAGCGACCGGCGGCGGTGCGCCCGGGGTAAGGCCCGGCGGCGACTGCAACCGGAACTCGACCAGCATGGCGAAGATGCGAAGCTGGTTGATGAGATCGGGCGGGAGCAGGACGTTGATGCGGTTGGGGTCCTGCTGGTCGCGCTCGACGATCAGGTAGGCCTTGAAGGCCTGCATGTTCTCGGCGACGCCCATCGAGATCAGTTCGCTGTAGGCCGCCACCAGTTCGGCGCGGATGATGCGCGGCGTGACGATCGCCTGCCCGTAGCCGAACGGCGTGCCGTCATCGGCGAGCTTGTGCCGGCCGAACTTCTGGGTGATGCGCTGGCGCAGGAAGCGGATGATGTAGGCCAGCGTCGCCGGGGTCTGGACATCGAGCCACGACGGGTCGGGCTGGTTCCACGCATTGACGCGGTACTGCGTGATGCAGCGCGAGATCGCCGCCGCGCCGCCCGATGCCATTTCGGTCGCGACGCCCGCGTAGAGCAGCGTGTTGTTGTCGGCCAGCTTGAATCGCTTGCCGCGGGCCGGTGGCGTCACGCCCGTCATCACCAGCGTCTGGAGCGGCCGGGCCGGGTCGATGCGCAGCGAGGCCGCGGCCTGCCCGCCGAGCGCCGCCGCCCGGCGCCAGCTAACGCTCGGCGATTCGGCGTAGCCGAGGATCGAGGTGTGCGGATCGTTGCGCGTGATGCCGAAGTCGTGCAGGCCCTGCGCGTCATCCATCTTGGCGCCGAACACGTGGCCATAGATCTGTCGCGACCATGCCCAGCGCCCGGTCACGTCGTTCATCTCCTCGGTCAGCGCGTCGAGCACCGTCGTGTCGGTATAGGGCGTGATGTTGAAATCGTACTCGTCGTCGCCCATCGCGGTGAT